GTTAATAAAATACACTAAGGTATGTGCATTGTTGGGTTCTTCTTTAAGGTAGCCCATCATAATAGGATATTCTTTGAAGTCTGCCGCAAGCACATTCATAAGCAACTCAAAAGAATCAGCACAGAACAACTGCATATTAACTATGACAGGTTTAATACCTATCGGTGGGTTCTGGGCCATAACAGGAGATACAACTAAGGCTAATGCTAGTAATAGTTTTTTCATGATCTCTGTCCCATTGGGTCTGTTATTTCCTGACGCTGTACCTGCTCTAATAGTTCATACAATACTTTAACTCTATCGTTCTGACTGTTACGAGCGGCCCATTTGATCGCACCTTTTAGCGCGGCAATATCTTTCTTCAGATTTCTATTCATAATGTAACGATGCCTGTCCAAATCCACATCGTATACTGTACCACCAGAGAAGAACCTTACCCACCTTGCTGCTTCAGGAGCGTCAATAGTATTCTCACGCAACGCTCCCATTCCACCGTATGCTCTGGTAGATTGTAGTCTGCCCAGATCATCCTTCATCCTCTCACCGAATACACCAGCAGGGTTAAGCCTGTTGATCTCAGTCAAAGGAACCAACACCTGTGCTAAGTGATGCAGTCTAGGAGGTAATGATACACCAAGAAAGTCTTTAGACTCACCAGTTCCTATGGGTTGCTTGGCTATTTTGCTCTTTCTAAATGTATCGTAGTTAGCAAGTATCTCAAGCGGAGCCTTAATTAAAGGAGTTCCCATCTCAGCAAGCAGTGGTCCGGGTTTAATCATACGCTGAAGGTCTGCCATAGGAACTACGTTCAACAAAGTAAACGCTTTGATAACTCCTTCTGACTCTTGACCTAAGAATACAGGAACACGCTCACCCCAGAACGCACCGTAGTCAGAGTAGTCTAAGTCTCCAGTCTCATGCTCAAACTGTTGTTTGGCAATGGCTAGTTTCTCTGCCCTCTGCGGATTAAGTACAAGGCTTTTAAGTTGGGCAGGTATGTTCTTACGAGTCCAAGTGTAGAAAGGCATAAACCTTTTAAGAACATCTCTCTCAAACTTTGATACATCAGTGTAATCAAACTGAGATTTCTTTACCTCAAGAGAAGCCATTTCAAACTTGCGATCATCAGCATTAGCAATTTTCCTAACAACAACAGGCTTGCCAGTTACAGGATCAATCTGTTCTTTTGTTTTAAACAGTTGTCCTTCATACTCTCTAAGTTTATTAGGATTCTTTTTCATCTGACGAAGGGCATGGATAAATACAGCGTATCTTGCATTACCTTCTATCGTCCCGCCAAGAGCAAACCCAACTTGCACTGCTGGGTTCTCTGCGCCTAATGTTCTCCGTAATGCAGAACCTTGTCCTCTAGCGGCCTCCTGTTGAGCCTCAAGCGCCCTAATGTTATCAGCCCTATAATGGCCTGCTGTAATTCCTTTGTTCCTAGCGGCCTCTACAACTTCCCTCATAGAGTATCCAGTATCCATCCAGTTAGGAGCGTTCCATTCCTTTGCTGATATCTTAGGTGGGGCTTTATAAAACAGTCCTTTGCCTCCACCAATATCATCAATAAACTTCTGCCTTGCTATATCACTCCCATTAAACCTAGCGTAATACTGTAGTTTAGCCGCGCCTCCAAAGATATCTACTGCCTCTGGTATGTTTACTCCAAGACCAGAAATAACATAAGCATTAAGAATGTTACCCACGGCATTACGAGTGTGGTAAGCAGGACGAACACCGAGAGTCCAAGCCTTCCATGAGTTTTGTATCTCATCATAGAACTGAAAAAACTTTTTAATTTCTTTTTCTGAAGCAATGTCGCCACGCATTAGACTAAGCACATCTTCTACCTGCCGCTTAATCTGTTTAGGAGCCATGAATATTTCCGATCCATTCTCCTTTGCAATAGCCCTAGCCTGATCGGCAATCTTTTTAGATTCAGACGTTGCCTTTATATATTTCTTAGAGCCTGATTCTAACATTCTAGGGCGAACATCTGAAACACCATAACCTCTTAACCGCATCTGCTCTGCGTATACGTTTTTCCATTCAGTGTCTAGCACATCTTCAGGTACAGTGCGTCTTGGTATTCCTTTAACCTCTGCCCAGCCAAGTTCTTCTGGGTCAACAGTTTCTTCAATATATTTAGGCTGTCCTCTACTTCTTTCAAAGCCTTCTTCTAAGATAGGATTTTGTTTCTTTCTGATCCAAGTTCCATCAGGAACTCCATCCTCATCTAATCCTCTGCGTACCCAAAATCCAATTTCTTTTTCTCTTTTAAACGGCTGGTCATCCATGAACCTAACCCACGCTTGGTAGTCTGTCTTTCCGTCCTCTTTTCTAAAGGTTCTTCTAGCCCACCCATCCTGTTTAGCGCCGTTTATTTTATCTTCAATGTACTCCCACTCATTAGTTTCTTCATTGAACTCTCTTCTATATCCTGCCTTAGACCAGTCATAAGCGTCATCTGCTGACCCGCCTTTAGCCATAACTCCTGCCTGTGGCATAAGACCTGTTACTCTAGGACTGTCAGAGATTTCATCAATAGCCCATTTGTTTTGCAGTGCGTTATTCTGCCTATCCCAACGCATAGTCATTGCTATTACAGGATCGCTCTGGAAAAACTCATAAGGTTTATCAGCAGGATTAGGTCTTACTCCGTGGCTTGCTAATGTAGACGCCATTGCCGCTTCCCTTTCTAGGTTAGCCTCCTCAATAGTTTTTCTATTAAGAACGGTTCTTTCCTTTTTATATCCGGCTTTAAAGATAGGCTCACCAAATTCATCTACACCTTCTAAGAACTCATCTCCACCCATCTCCAAGAACTTGCGACCATCAGATGTTAGGACTCCGGGAAAGTAACCTTTATGCACTACTCGGTTTAAAGGCTGTCCATGTATAACAGATAACTCATATAACCTGTCACCCATACGCTCCCATTCATCAAGCATGGCAACGCCTTCATCCCCAAGAACTTTACGGCCTTGCATAGATACGTCTGTTAATGGAGTAAGAGAGCCATCATCATATATGTATGCCTCGCTAGGGTTCTCCATGTTAGGATCGTACCTTGTACCATCCTTTGTGGTTCTTGCGCGTTGAGCCTCGTTAGCAAATACTTTCTTAATCTCGTCTTCTGATACATCTAACTGCTTTGCTCTGGCGGTAAAGTATTGGGCAAGTGGAGCAGTAGATTCAGCCATTTCTTTTTGAAGTTGCGCTCTAAAATCTTTGCTTTCATCAAGAACGCCTTTTGCTTCTTTAGATTTACCAACAGGCACATTAAATAATCTGGCAAGGTCTGGTATACCTATGTCATTCTTACCAAACTTAGCATCCATAACCTTTTCACCTGCTCGTTTGAGAACAGGTGTAGCACCAGTCTTTTCTCCTGCTCCTTTAATAAGAGCGCCAGTACCTCTAACAATGCCCGGAGCAAACCAAGTAAGAGGATCAGTAGCAACATCACCTGCAAAACCTAGCACACCTTTAGTGAATGGACTAAGGTTGTCAGGCAACATATCCTGAGTTCTAACCTCATCCTCACCAAGCCATCCAGACTTCATACCTTTAAACAGTCCTTCTTTTGGGGTCAAGTCTACACCACCTAGCGCGGAGTATATATCTCCACCTAGTTTACTCTCCCTCGCTCCTACCTTTAAAGCCTGTGAAGGACGCTCAAGCAAAGCAAGATAATCTAATATACCTTTCTCGTCACTACCTCTTTCTGGTATTTTAGTATCGTACTTTTTCTTAAGGTTATTTAGTAGAAGCCTTTGTTGCTCTACCTTTGGGCGTTGAAGAAATGAGTCGGGAACTTGAGCGGTAAACTCTTTACCACGGAAATCAAATTTAATATCAGGCATTAGTCCTTAATTACTATTTCATCATCTGTCATTACAGCAGTGCCATCCAACCCTTGCAACATTTGAGCGGCCATAGTCTGAAGGTCTGCATCAGATTTAACCTCAAACCCTGAGTACAATTCTGGAACCTTGACAAGACCTGCTTTAATAAAGTAAGCAAGTTGATTGATAGCGTTCTGCTGATCTCCAGCATCATACGCCTGTTTAAGTTCCATCATCATCAGTTGGTCTTTACTATATCTGTCAGTTAATTTAGGTTGACCACGCATATAATCTGCGGCGGCTTCAGCCTGAGTCTTTTCAATCTGAAGTTGATGACCACTTATCTCTGATGCGTATGCAGGATCACCACCCGCTCTAACGATTCTGTCGTATATAACCTTAGAGTCATCAGGTAGAGTGCCGTCTTTATTTTTAATGGCGTCAATTATCCTAGCCTGTTGCATATTATTTTTGGCTAAAGCATCTGCCTTAATAAATTCTAAAGCATCTTTTACATAAGTATCTTTTGATCTAGGGTTATGAGCCTTTAATATAGCGCCTTGCATCAAAACCTTTTTAATAACAGCCGCGTCTTCATTCTTTCGTCTTTGCAGATAATCAAGCCTAGATTCTAAATTGTTTGGAGGAGTCCAGTTATCAGCCATAGGAGTACGTCCTCTAATCAAATCCATGCTAGGATTAATACCTTGACCGCCTGTAGTAACCTGTGGTTTTTCTGCATCAGGCTTGAGCATTTCATACCCAAGAAGACCTGCACCAGCACCTCCTATAGCAGATTTCCACGGGTTTCTTTTTACAACACCCGGCAAGACTCTTGACGCTCCTGCTCTTAATCCAGTTCCTAGCAAACCTAAAATTGGCCAAGCCATTACGACATCCTCATTAGTGATGGGAGAGAAGCCCAAGTTTTATTACCGCCGCCCACTGCCGTTCCATATGGTGTAGGTGGAGGACCGCCTTGCATACCTGCTACAAGGTTAGCCAAGAACATAGCATCAAGGAATCCGTATTCATCTTCTTCCTCTTTCATAGGAGTCTGTCGTGCAGGAACTAAAGGATTCTCTGCCATAGGTCCAGTCAGTTGACCGCCTCTTGGACCTGTTGGTTTGTAAGACTCTGAGCCAGTACCCAATCCTCTGACTCTTCTTGGACCTCCTGATGCTATTCTTGCGCTAGGAATTCCTCTTAAAGATGCTACAGAAGTTAAAGGCTCTCCCATTTTATTAATTTCTATAGTTTGTCTTGCTAAATCGTGAGCAGAAGGTTGGACATTCTGATTAGGAGTAATAAGATTTAAAATACTTTTTCCTATATCTCCCCACCTTTGCTGAGACCTAATTAATTGTTCGGCCTCTTCCTCTTCTGTTAAGATTCCCGGCGCTCTTCCCCAATTTATTCCTGCCATATTATTCTCCTACTACGGTTTAAACAGGCTTGACAAGCCACTAGCCGCCGCCGCTCCTACTGGCCCACCTGCGGCCATACCTATGCCACCTGCCAAAGCACTAACAAGAGGACTAGGACCAGCAGGGCCGGTAGCAGTGACATTACTGCCGTAATCACCAGAGATGGCGGCAAGGTAATTCTGCAATCCGATTGTTGGGAGTTGTGACTCATAAGCATATCTATCAAGTGCAGACTGAATTCCTCGTTGTTCCATAGCCTGACGCTGTTGACCAACCTTATCCATTGCGGCAATGTTAGACAACGGAGCAGACATAATAGTGGGATACTGCCCTAAGTAACTTGTTCCAATACCTGCACCTGTGGCTCCCTGCTGTTGACCAAACTGCTGTGCGCCAAGCCCCATCTGTGCCGCACCCATTCTACGGCCTTGTGCTTGGTTGTACGCATCAAACATAGCCCTGCCAAGGTTATCTGTAACTCTCTGGTTTGCGGCGGCTACAGCGTTAGCCTGTATAATGTCGCCTCTCGTACTCCCTCCCGGCTGGTACTGGACGATCTGCGATCTAATGCCGGGTAGTATCTCTCCGGTCAACTGGCCCATAGCCTCGCTCCTGTAAGCGTCTGCGAGAGGATCAAATACTGACGTATCTACCTCTCCACTTAGCAGTCCTGAATACTGAGCGTCAGTAAACGGCGTAAGGTTGGCGTACTCTGCTCCTGACATTGGGCTACGCATAGCCGTACCGTAGTCCATCAAGTCTCTACCGTACTGTAATCCACCCAACTGTGTAGTTTCTGCTCCTGCCTGTAGGTTGGCAGGGCGTGGACCTGTCGCGTATGTAAGTGCAGACCTCTGCGCCTCAAGTGAGGCAGGGTCGAATGGAGCAATTCTGGTTCCAGAGTAATACGCTGGAGTCATCTTACCTGAAGAGTACAGGTCTTCCGCTCTAGCAAATCCTGTCTTTAGATAGTCTTTCTGAGCATCCCACGGTTCTGTCCGTGTAGTTTGTGATTGGCTTCCACCTGACATATATTACTCCTTTATTAACTTAACGCCAACAAGCATAGGACTGGTGCTTGTTCTTCCTTCTGGAAAGTATGGGTAATAATCATAGGCATCTCTATCTTCTTCATAAGAACCTGAGTCCATCCAAATCCCGTCATGTGGGCTATATGTCCATTTAGGATAAACATATTTATATCCTTCAACATCTGGCATAGGAAGCCCTGCTCCTATAGTTTCTGGGCCACCGGGTGCTTCCTTAGAAGTAAAGTCAGTTGACCAAGTAGGAAATTTATCTGGAGATGAGCCAACTAACCCAACTAATTTATTGTAGTTTAAAAAGCCGGGAAGGTGTGTCATTCCAGTTCTGTCGCCAGCCTCGGTACTCCACGGACTATAATCAGCCGATAGTAAACCCGGAGCCAAAGGCTGTGATACTGGTATAGGTGTTCTTACTGCCATTTGCTTTTAATATCCTTTGTTATTACTGAGTATTCGTTATCCCACTTTAATTTTTTTGCAAGACCTTTTCTTGTCCAAGCCTCTATAGCAGAGCATCCGTGTCTTACGCCAAATCCCTCAATTACTTCTACAAAATCTTTCCAATGCTCGTAGTCGTGACCGCTTTTGGTAGCAAAGGTAATTATTCTTAAGACTCGTTTCCTTGGGTATGTAATGATTTCTGTAACGCCAGAGCAGAATATCTCTCCGTCTTTCATTCCTACCCATAAGGTTTGAGTTTCTTCAAAGACTCTTTGCAATACATCTTCTGAGTATAGTTCTCCTTCAGCGTGAGCAAGAGCCTTATCTATTAACGGCTGTACTTCATGCCATACATACTCCACATCATCTGGGTTTACAATGAGAAGTGTAGGTTTATCTTTGTCAATAGGTTTGTGAACAGATGTTAGAACTTTGTCCATGATGTTCCATTGTATAAATACACGCCTTCTCCGCTACCGGGATTCCAATCAGTACCATCAGCATACCTAATGTCGCCAACTCTAGGGCGCTGTGGTTCTTCATGTATACGCTCAAGCCTGAACGTAGCCTGATTATACAGTATTCCTCCAAGTCGTTTCAACTCGGTTACAAGATATATTCCAAGATCATCTACGCTTTCAGGCAGTGGACCCGGCTCATACAGCGTAACACTTTTCTGAACTCTATCAGAGTAAGTAGCCATTAGTAAGACCTTGATCCTCTGTTGCCAATGTTCTTTACGTCTATTGCGTAGCCATCTAACTCCCAATCCATGTCTGTAGTAGACTCAAACTTAACAGCATACAACTTACCAGTACCTCTGACAGATACTTTAGACTGTGTATTAGGATTAAATGTAGTAGGAGCGTTCCATGTAATACCTTCTTCGGTAGACATAGACGTACCAAGATATACGTTTATTTCATTGTCGCTACTAATTGACATCTTAGGATAGATAGCACTAATTCTCTTTACCGTTGTTTGGTCTGGCTGACCTTGCTCGTTTAAGGTAAGACCGCTTCTCTCAATGTAAGAGTCCATAAACGTAGTGTCTTCCTTGTTGCCAGAGTTATCACGATATAGTTTAGTATTGCCGGGATCAGCAAACAACAATACCTTATCCTGCAGGTCGTAACTCATAGTCCAAGGGCCAGTAGAACTTTCCCAAGTATCAGTAGTTGCCGCCCATGTAGTTGCTCGTACCGGGTTTCCTACGTTACCATAACCAATGTGTGACAGGTCAGGTATATCTCTAATAGTAAACGTATTGGTAATGTAGTTCCACACTACGGCTTTGTTAGGTTGGTCTGTTGTCGCGCCATCAGCCGTAAAACAGAAGAGTATTTCAGTTCTTCCGTAGTCAGCAGTAACAAAACACTTGTTAGTCTGTTGTCCATCAATAGACTGGAACACATATTCTTTTAGTTTCATAGGGAGGATTGGTTTAATCCTCTGCCCATCGTTAATGTAGAAGTTACCTTTACCAAAGATGGCGTGACCGCCATCAAACTCTGCAACACAGTTCTTTGCTATAGCGCCGATAGTAGGAGACAACTGACGGAAGGAAAATATAAACGGCGTACCGACAAACGTCATAGAGTATACAGCGTCTTCTTTATATATCATAAAGGAATCTCTTAACTGTAAACCGTCTAAGATATCTCCTTTACTGTCTGCCAGTTCAAATTCGCCAGCATCAACCGTACTCGTAGTTTCATTCCATGAGGTAGGAAGTGTCTGGGTTGCAGATTCTGTACTCCATTTGACTACTCTAGGAAAGTTTACACCGTCTTTAGTAATATTAAGGGCGATCAAGAATGATCTAAAGGCTCTCATTGACTTACACAAGGTAGTAATCTTTACTTCAGCATTGTCAGAATGTGATGCCGCGCTAGTTCCGTCCGCTCCTCTACCGCATCCTGTGAAAGTTGTAGACGTTACACCAGTGTAAGTAATCTTTTCTGAGCCAATGTTAATAGTTCCCGCGCTAGGGAAGTCTTCTGTACTATCAACTGTAATAGTTGTGACACTATCATTAATCCCGCCATTCAACAGTGTAAGGCTAGGCCAGTTAGTCAAATCCTGCATGAGTTGGCTAGACAATGGCTTTCCATCAGTCAACGCCCAATACTGAGGATTGTCAAAATTGTTGGTCATTACAAGAACGCCGCCAATAATGGTAGAAGTCCACCCTTCATCAGCAGTAGCAGAGTAGGCTCCGCTAGAACGTGTAATGTTATACCATTTGGTAGCCCTAGTTACTGTGTCTCCATTGGTGTGTGATGCGGCGGCAGTGCTGTCAGCGCCTCTAGTACAACCAGTAAACGTGGTAGTAGTCTTACCTGTGTAGGTAATGTTTTCTTCGTCAATGGTAATGGTTCCAACATCTTCAAACCCTGCCGTGCTTGCAACGGTTATAGTAGTTACAGAAGAGTTTATATCTCCGTTAAGAGTTGTAGATGATCCTGTATTATCGTATGCGTATATAGCATTAAGACCGCCAACAACCCAATACTCTGGATTACCAAGAGTAATCTGCGTTATATGGTAAGGAGCAATAGGGCAAGTAGCCATAACCTCTGAATAGCCTGGGCATTTTTTGATAGAACCTTCTTCGGTTTTTACATTATTGCCATCAGACCATACATTAGGCGGTAGGTTCCAAGAACTTTTCTCCTTGACTATACCTACTTGACCAACATTATCTACATTAATTAACGCCATTAAAGATACCTAACGTGATAAAGATCAGCCTCTGCGTCAGGAGCCGTAGGCCAACCCCAATATGTTTTGTCTACAGTGCGTGTGACTGTCTCAGTCTCCGGCCCAATCGTTTCATTGCCTTCATCGTCATAAGTAGACAAGTATCGCTCTTCTTGCACCTCATGGTTCTGGAAGTTCTTCACCGCCTGCACAGATGCAAAGGCTTCAACGCCATTTTCAAGACTGTTGCCGTGGGCGCGAACTTCATTGCGGTAGGTTGTCCATGCTTCTGTCATAGCAGTACCACCATCAGCCGCCCTCATAACCATCCAATCTGAAGATGACAGCAATGAA